CGGCCGCCCTGTTGCCGCCGGCGACCATGGATGCCGACTGCCCCAATGTTGCAACAGGGTTAACGAGGGGGGAAGTGGCTGATTGACAGGGGGTTGCGGGGATTAAGGAGCGCGGCGGCGCAACGGGGGGATCGGGACGGGAATTTGGGTGTGTCAGATAAAATGAAAAGGGTCAGGTTTTCCATTTTTCCAAGGTCCAATATTCGGGGTCTTTTGAGCCCTCAATGAACCGCTCGCAGTCGGCGCGGGAGACGCGCAAACGGTGGGCGCTGACGCGGCGGCAGGGGATGACGCCGGCAGCCAGGTGATCGTAGAGGGTTTTGAGCGGGATCGAGATGTAGGCGGCGGCTTGTTTTGGGGTGAGTTCGTCGGCGGATTTTTGCACAACAAACTTGAACTGGTTTTCGCCGATCGGGACGGCGCGAGCCCAGACGAGCTCGAGTTGCGCGGGATTTGGAGCTGAGTCGACGCGGGGCAAGGATGGATTATTGATTAGGATTGGCCGGCCACTGGGCATGGATATCGGGGTCGGAGTCTTCGTCCACGATGTCGGGAGCGAATGTGCGGTCTTGGAGGCGGAGGCGGGCTCGGGCGGCGTCCGGGGTGTCCCCCATGGCGGTCAGCCTGGCGACAGCTTGCAAGTCCGTAATGGCTCCAGTGGCGCGGTCGGTGAGTATTTCTTTGATGGTCACATCCAACCTTTCGATTTGAATATTTTGTCGATAGCGGCGCGGATCGGGGCGAAGTCTTGCTCCGACCAGAATGCTCCGGTTTCATAGGTGGCAAAGGCAAGGTCAAATTGGGCGCGGAGAGCGGCATCCACATCGGTGGCTGTGGCGATGTATTGGCTATAGGCGCGGGCCCAGACTTCAACGGCGCTGGCGAGGTATTCAAATCGTTCACGGGCCTTTTTCCCCCGGCAGACAGCGAGGGTCTGGAGTAATTTTGAATAGGCTTGGCTAGATTGGGCGGCTTCGCGGAATGGTTGCATCTCAGGATGGCTGACAGACGCATATTTGAGCGGATCCCCAATGGCGCGATGGTCAAGGAGGTGTCCGGTCTCATGGATGGTGGTAAGGCCGGGCCAGTCTCCATTGCGATTAACGTCTATGCCAGCGTTACCGGGACGATACAGACCTTGCGACCCATCAATGGCGACCATGACGGAAATATTGACGGGTGGAAGGATGCCATCGCTGTGGATGGCGTCGATGGCACGGATCGCGCCATGGATGGAGGTCTTGACGGCCGCCGGGAAGGATGGGCTGACAGTAATGGCGGAGGAGACGGGAACAGGGGCCGGGACGCCGGGTGTTGGAACCCGGACCGCAAGAGCGGGATGGCAGGGCGGAATCACCGGAGGAGTCGAGGCCTGACTTGGGGGCGGCGCTGGCGTCGGATGGGCCGGCGCGGGAGGGACGCTGGTTGGCGGCGGGGCGGGCGCGGGGGTTTGGCCGGGCGAAGGCGCGGGGGCGGCGGACGGCTGGCCGGTCCATTGCGCGGCGCCATTCTCGATCTTTACCTGGTCGCCAAAGGCATTTTTTAGGCGGGCGATGATGGCGGGGTCAAGATGCTCGACGCTGGCTTGGAGGCCGTCGTTGAAGTCGCGGTCGACGGGTTTGGCCTCCTCGCCAGGGGCGATGAGATGGGCGGCTTCGGCTTCGTCGCGGTCCACGTCTTCGACTCCCATGCCGGAATTAAATCCCCAAGGTCCCCAGGGAACGCCGAATCCGCCGAAGGACTCGTCATTCATGCTCAGCCAAAACTGGAGGTTGCTCTTGAGTTCCACCCGGCCCTCGTTCAATTGGTGGGGCAAGCGTTTGACCTTTACGTCTTGAACGCGGATAAACCGCTGGGCCGGGAATTCATCCAAGACATCAGGGTCTTGCCCCTGCTTGAAAGCGCCGTAGTCGTGGGCGGCCTTGGTGTGGGTGTCAAAAATAAGGCCGAGGCGTTGCTCGCTGGTAATGTCCTGGAGGCCGCCGGCGAGGCGGGGGTCGAGCGGACCCATGCCCTCGGAGACGGCGAAGGCTTGCAGCTCCTTAATGAATTGGGCGCGGGATCCGGCGACGAGGTGGCCGTCCTTATCCTTGGCGCCGCGGAGGAAGGCGTCGATGAAGGCTTGGGCGCGGTCGATGAAGCGGGCGTTTTCGATTTGGGCGGAAAAAAAGGCGCGATCGCGGAGGGCGGCGGGGACGGTGTCGCGCCACTCGGCGGATTTGAGCCGGGAGGTGACGGGCGATTTCGATCCGAATTTACGAATCGCTTCGTCATAGGGGAGCGGGGCGACGAGCTGCATCAAATCAGGAAATGTTTACGGGTTAAAAGCCCGGAGGTATAAACCCTCCGGGCGTGTTGATACGACTAAAACGGGCATCGCCCGAGTTGTTTCAGGACGACTCTTTTCTTGGAGGCCATCTTGTCGCCCTGATGGACGACATTGCCTTCCAACGCCACCAACCACCAAAGCTCACCCTTCCAACGGCCTGGAGTTAGGGTCGCGTGCAACATGCCAGGGTTGCAGATGTCAGACCGTGTGGACGTGTCCTCCTGGACCAATCCTTCTCGGGCTGGCTCGGGCCAGTTCCCGTTATTGGCCGGGAATCCATTAGCGTCAGATCGCCAGAAGCAGACGAATCCCGGCCATTCGACCGACCTGACAAGCGCGGCGAGGTACCGGCGCGATTCACGGCCGTAGCCGTCGCCGTCGCCGTAGCCGTCGCCGTAGCCGTAGCCGTAGCCGGAGCCGTCGCCGGAGCCGTAGCCGTAGCCGTAGCCGTCGCCGTAGCCGTCGCCGGAGCCGTCGCCGGAGCCGTAGCCGTCGCCGGAGCCGTAGCCGTAGCCGGAGCCGTCGCCGTCGCCGTAGCCGGAGCCGGAGCCGTAGCCGGAGCCGTAGCCGTAGCCGTCGCCGTAGCCGTCGCCGGAGCCGGAGCCGGAGCCGGAGCCGTCGCCGGAGCCGTAGCCGTCGCCGGAGCCGGAGCCGTAGCCGGAGCCGTAGCCGTAGCCGGAGCCGTAGCCGTAGCCGTAGCCGGAGCCGTCGCCGGAGCCGTAGCCGTAGCCGGAGCCGTAGCCGGAGCCGTAGCCGGAGCCGGAGCCGTAGCCGGAGCCGATCCGGTAGTCTTCTTCATCTATCGTGGTCCCTATTTGGTCCATGGAGCCTCTCTCCAGGCCTTTTCCGCCTTCGGCGTGGCCTCCATAATCGACGTTAAGCCGAAGAGTGTGATGGCCGGAGCAGGCGGCCCAATTTTACAATCCTTATCCGGACCGGTATTAGCCAATCCCACCACACTCTTCATTTGCACCGACCAATAGACGCACATCTGGGATTGCAAGAGTCGCACGTCCTTTGACTTTGCAACAATGTCGGCTGGATCGGCATATCCGAAAAAGACGCCTTTGTGCTCTGTGGTGACAACCACCGGGATTCTGTTTTCTGGTTTAGTTTCGAACAATTCTTTCATTTGTATTAACTGGTTTATGTTGCGGAACCGCGAGGAAATTGTGATGGATTATGAACTCGTATAAGCGGAACTCACCCGCGGCCCTCCGGCGACACAAAATCCATCTCCAGGGCCGCGAAAATGGATTCCTCGGTTTCGCTGGCGACGAGTTTGTTGTGCTGGTAGACGCCGTAATAAGGGTTCCAGCTTTTGCCGAGGCGCTTGGCGCGTTGGACGAGCTTGATGTTGTGCTCTTTGCTGCCAGTGCGGCAGAGGAGCAGCGAACCCCAGTTGCCGGGGGCTTTGCCGAAGAGGTCCCGGCTGGCGTGCTCGGCGAAATATAGGTCTAGCTGGAATTGGGCGGGGCCGTGGCCAAACCGGAAGATGGAGTTTTGCGTCCCTCCGGTGACCAGGGCGCCGCGCTCTTTGCATCGGGCGATGATGGCGGCTTGGGCGGCCGGGCTCTTGGGCAAGATGACGAGGTCGATATCGTTGACATCGGGGAGGCCGCGGCGAATGGAGCCGGCGATCTCGATCCGCTCGCAGTGCGGGGCGAGCTCGGAGACTATGCGGTCGGCGTAATCGCGGAGTTTGGCGAGGGGGAAGGACATGAATGGATTATCGGCCGCGATCATTGGCCTGTTGGGACGCTTTATAGTCGCGAGCGAACTCGAAAACGTCGAAGGGGAATATCCAAAGGGCGACGATGGATCCGAAAAGGACGGCCAATGTCGCCATGCAGGCGAAAATAAATAGAGCGAACGCAACGGCGAGGACCGGCGCGAACGGAGCCAGGACAATAATGGCAAGGAAGGAACGGGTCAGATTAACGAGGGCTTTCATGGGAGGGTTTTTTGGACAGGATTAACAAGATTTACAGGATGGGGAGGGAGCGCGGAATGAGGCGTCGAAATATTCGACGGGCAATGGTTCGTCGTAATCCCAGAGGCCCTGTTTTCCGCGGGCCGGGATTGGGGTTTCGAACCGGACGGCGTGCTCCAGCTTCCAGGCCCAGCGACCGGGAGTGTAGTCGCCGGTTTGGAGTTGGAATATATCAAGGGATTGGGCGGCAGCCTCAGCCGGGACGCAATCCACCAAGTAAACCATGCCGATGATCGCGCCGAGCGGGTGAGGCGGGGAGGACTCGCGCATCTCGGCAACCAGGTCTTGGATTTCGCTTTCCGAGGCAGGGTATCCACTCTGCATGGCCGCTTTCCGGGCCGCGAGCTCCAGTAAATTTCTCAGGACTCTGGCGCCCTCGTTGTAGATCGGGACTTTGGCGGCGTGGATTAGGAGCTTGCCGCGATAGGGAGTTTTCCAAGACCGGGTCTCGAATGGTTTGGATTCGCCGAAACAGAAGCTAGCCCACGGCTGATGGAGGGTTATGGCTTTCATCGCGTGGGTTCAGTCGTGGCGGTGTTGCAACTCGCCGGCAGGGATGCCAGCGGTCCCAGGCGGGGCGGAGGCGCGGGCCGGGAAGCCGCCGTGGAAGACGGTGGTGGAGTCGGAGACGCGCTGGAGCATTTCGTCGGCCTGGTGCTGGAGGCGGCGGGTGAAGGTGTCGAATTCCTCCGGGGTCATTTTGCTGACGAGTTTGTAGCCGTCCGGTCCGCTGCCGATCTTCCCCCGGCTGGCGGTGGCGAGTTTGCGGAGGTCGCGGAAGTTGAGTTGCATGATGTCGGCGGCGGCTTCGCGGGACATCCAACGGCCGTCGCCGAGGAAACGGATGAAGTTCGCTAGATTGGAGGCTTCGTTGGAGGCGTAGAGGGTGGAAGACATGGAGAGGAAAGGATGAATGATGAAACTCAGTAGCTGGCGTCGAAGCGGCCGCCGTGGCCATGGGCGCGATGCCATTCCGCTTTGGTGTAAGGGCTGCGGAGTTCACATCGAAAAGCCAGGGGTTTTAGCATCGCCCAACGCTCGACGGCGCGGGCTCTCCCCTGTTTGTGAAACGTTTTGCTTTCGCGGTTGGCGACGAACCAAATTTCCACGTCCCAACCCCAAGCGAGTTTATTGAGTTTGGCGCGGAACATTTTTTCTTTGGTCCCATGCCCATGGTCGTCGGGGTATTTGGCGAAATACTGGAGGGCCTCCCAGAGGGCTTTGACGAGGGATTCACCGGACGGCTCATTGGCGAGACTGCAACCAATGGTGGAATGGGCGTCCTGGACGGATGTGCAAACGAGGTCGCGGGCGGCTTTGGAAAGCTCCATCAGAGCGACAGAGCGGCTTGGGCAGGCTTCGAAGGGGGCGGGTGGAGTATTCATGGGCTATTTGGTGTGCGACGCGTCTGAAAGCGGTAGAGACTACCGCACTCCAAGACGCTGGCGCGTTTAAAACGGGCAGTCGGCGGGTTCGAGTTGATGGGTTTGTCGGGCTGGGGCGCGGCGCACATCGCGCGGAGCGCGGTGGCGGAGGGTTAACACGAGTTGGCGGAGTTGGTCGGTGGTTAGGGATTGCCAATTTCGTGTGCCGAATTTATCGGCGGAGAGTTGGGCGATGTAGGCAGGCGGGACTTGGCGGGCGCGCCACTCCAGGCGGCGTCGGCGGGCGATGTCGGGGTCGAGCCAGGATTGGAGGTGGTCGAGGTTGTCGGGATCGGCGAGGAGGCGCATGAGGGTGACGACGCGGTCGGCTTCGTCGTCGGTGAAGTCGCGCGAGGATTTATCGCGTTTGAGGGCGACGATGGTGACGGCGTGGCGGAGGTGGTCAGGCTTGAGGGCGGTGAGGTCGCGGCGGGCGAGCTGGGCCGCGGCGGTCCAGACCAGGCGAAGGAGCTGGTCCGGGAGGGTGGCGGCGGATTGGTCGGCGGCCGGGGGCGAGGCGAGGAGGCGGCCGTCCTTGGTGCGCCAGGCGCGGGCGCGGGCGAGTTGCGACCAGGCGGGGAAATAAAAGTGTGTGCGGGCGAGAGGGGTCATAAGAGAATTATGAGGGATGAGTTATGAGGTATGAAGGGGGGCTGAAGGGACGCCGCGCGGGGGCGCGCAGCTTGCATCCTGGGCGGGAGTTTTAACCACAGATTTCACGGATGGGCACAGATTGTTGGCGAGCGGATCGGGATGAAGGCGGCCATCGAGGTCGCGGCCGGTGGCCGGGAGGCTGTCGTCGATAAATAGTGACGGATCGGTCGCGGCGGCGAGAACGGCGAATACGACGAAGGCGATAATCAAAATGATGATCGCGGCGATGACGAGGAATGTGGTCATGGGTGGGTGAGAAAATCGCCGGCACGGATGCCGGCGGTCCCAGGATAAGGTTAGGCGGCCTTTTTGGTTACGGCGTCCGCGATTTCGCTTTTTGGCTTGATGTAGAACATCTCCTCTTGCTCCACGGCGGCACCGATGGCGCGGAGCTGGGCGCGCTGCTCGTCGGTGAGATTCGGCCAGGCGCGGATCAGAGCGTCTTTATCGACCACGTCGTCAACCTCACGGAGGAAGGTCTTGGCGAATTCCACCGAGGCGAATCGTTTGGCGACTTTGGGCCAAGAATCCTTCTTAAGGGTGAGTTCCGTGGCGGCCGGGTTGAGGCGGAAGCCGACGCGTGCCAGGATGAAGTCGATTGATTTCTCGTTGCCGCCGGGGACGGTCCCGAACTCTTTGCGGTGTTGCAGAGACCAGACTTGGATGGCGCATTCGAGAGTCTCGATCCGCGCATCGGCGTCCATGATCACCTTTTGGTAGCGCTCTTGGACGGCGGCGACTTCCTGCTCCATTTGAGCAACGGCTTCGGCGCGGGAGAGTTTCTCCTGGACGTAGGCCGAGACGGCGGTGTCGCAGGCTTCGCGGGATTGGAGGATGACGGGTTCGGATTTTTTTGCTTTGGACATAAGGGTTAGGGTTTAGGGTTTAGGGTTTGAACGGTTGGATCACGAAATGGTTTTCGGGGATGTGGGCTTCGATACAGGCGATGCTCGCCTCGGTCACGCTTTCAAATTGGGACGCGGGGGCGTCCTCGGTTGCGACGTTGTAGCGGATGGTGGTGAGATAGAGACCATCCGAGAAATTGAGCGGATGGAGGGATTCGCCGACTTTGTAGAAAACGACGTATTTGGTGGACGGGGAGGCGGAATGAGTGGTCTTCGCGGTCGGGCACGCGAGGGCATCGGTTGGCATGTCATGTTGCTGTGCCCGAGGTCCGAGCCGGACTGGCAGGCTCTCTCCGGTGGAAGTTTGGGGAGTGAGAGTGTTCATGGGGTTAGGCGCGACGCGCGGTGCGGAGGGGCGGGCAGAGGGCTTGGACGGTGGCGACGAGGGTTTCGGGGCTGTCGGACAAGACTTTGTCCTGGTCGTCGAGCTCGGCGGTGGCTTCCTCCAGGGCGTCAGCCAGGACGCGGAGATTGCCGTTGCTGCTGATCAATGGGGCGATGCGCTCGGCCAGGACCTTGGCCTCGCCGTTAAGCCCGGAGGCGGCTTTGAGGAAAGCTGCCACATCCGAGGCGGAGACGCCGCCGCGATAGGTATCGAACACGGGTTTGATGCAACGCCCGAAGAGTTGGTTGGCTTCGTCCAAAGCGCCGCCGCTGGAGGATCGGATCATATCCCAGTAAGTGGGATAGGCCAAAAGGATGAAGCGCGCTTTCGTGTGGTCGATGAGCCCTCGGACGATCCGGAAGAGGCAAATGCCACCTTCGTGGGCGTCGTCGATGATGACTTTGCGCGGGTGGCTCTTGAGCGCCTCTGTGACGGCGTTGGCGCCAGCGACGCTGGAGGAGTGCTCGGGCGCGCCGAGGGCGCGGGCGAGGCCCTGGTAGATCTGGCTGTTATTGTCGCGCCACGTCGGGACGGCGGAACAATAGACGGTCTGGCCGGCGCTCGTGGAGACCTCTTGCTTGGCCCAGGTGGACTTGCCGCAACCCGTGGGCGCGAGGGCCACCACGCAACGCCGGTCGTTGATCTGGCCGTCAAGCCGCGCGCTGAGCGCGGAGAGTTGGCGGACGAACGGCAGGGTCTCGTAGAAGACGCTCGGGGCCTGGCCGGAGTCGATCTCGGTGACCATGCTGGTCAACTTGGCCATCCATTTATCCAGCTTGAGGCCGGTGAAATCGCGAGCGAGCAGGCGTTGTTTCCAGGTGCGCGTGGACGACAAGAAACGCTGGTAGCGGCCGACGAAGCGCTCGTCGTTGAGACCGAGCGATTTTTGGTGGGCGGCGATGCGCGCGATGAGAGGTTCGAGTTGGGCGGTGGTGATGGGGGCTGGGCTCATATTTTTAGACGGGATGGACAGGATGGACAGGATGGGGGACTACGGGCGGTGACTGCCTTGGATACGGGCCGACAATCTAGCCAAGCTATTATCGGCCATGGCGGCGGCGACGAGAATCATGCCCAAGGCCGACTTGCCGACGTTGCGGGTTTTCTGAACAGTCTTCATGGGGGAAGCGCCGGCCGGGGAAGCATTCGCGCCCGGAGCCGGGGCTTCGCGGAGGACGAAATCCTTGGGGCGGGGATGGGGCGGGACGCGGCGAAACTTCTTATCGCCTCGGGAGCGGCGATCGTAACCCCAGCGCAATGTGCCATTGCTGGCCGGCCAAAACAGGCGGGCGTAGGGTCCGATGTGGCGGAGCTGTTCAACGGTGCGCGGGTCGCGTTGTTTGGAGCGGGATAATTGAGACATAGGTGCTTTATTGGGTTGACTTTGGTTTATACGGATGCTTCCGCGTCCTCCATTAACTGGCGGGTGCGGTAGGAAATTGGGGCGGACTCGGGACGGGTCGGAAGCGTGTTGGTTCGAGATGTTTCTGGCGGCGCGGCGCTGGTTGATTGTTCGCGTTGCTGTGCCCGGGACGGGCACTCTCCGTTGACTTCTCGGCGGGCTTTGATTTCGGGGGGGAGTTGGCGCGAGGGGATTAAGGGGGTGAGGTCGGCGTAGGCGGAGCGGACGATTTCGCGATATTGTTTCTGGGCGTCGAGTCCGTGGCGGCTGGTGTCGTTGAATTGGCCCACTCGCGCGAAAAACGGGGCGGAGCAAAGACGTTCTCCAGTGCGGCAACTGAGTATCTCGGCGTCGAGCTCGAGGTTGAAGGCGTCGTAGTAACAGAGGACGTGTTGTCCTTCGTGGTGGGCGAGGTCGGGCGAGAAATATTCGAGCGGGGCGTGGGCGGCGGGATGGAGCCGGATCATGCCCTTGTGGACGCGGGTCTTGGCCCAGTGGCGGAGAAAGAGATAGCGGGATTCCTCGGGCGGTCGATAGAGCGGGAGATCGCGGACGGCGTTTTGCCAGAGGATTTCGGGGACGCCATGAAACACCGTGCCTTCGATGGGCTCGTGATTGAGCCAGTCAATGAGGGAGCGAAGGCGGTTGAGTATCTCGGTTTGCTCGAGGAAATGGTGGCCGGGGTCTTCGGCGTTGCGGCGGCAGGCGTTGTAGATTTTCTTGGCGCGCTCCATGGGGGCGCGTTGCTGGTCGCGTCCCAGGCAGCCATAGAGCATGCCCTCCAGTTGCTGGGAGCGGTTGAAAAAGGCTTCGATGGATTTTGTTTTTGGGAGGAAACTTGTCCAGGTCTGCAAGGTCTTGGGGAAGCAGGTGAACATGTCGCGGAGGGCCTCTGGCCGGGCCTCGGGACACGGGTTGGAGGGGAGCATGCGCAGGCCGCCGAGGCGGCGGGAGAGCGTGGTCTCGCCCGCCTGGTATTCGCACTCGACACCGGCGATGAGATGGGATTCCCAGGTGCCGCGCTCCATTTGCCATCCCAGGCGGGGCAACCCGGGGGAATCATGGACGGCGCCGAACCACGACCAGATATCGCACGCGCGATAACCGGCGGTGTCGCGGGCGATCAGGGCAAAGCTGATGGCCTTTTGGCTGGCGACATCAATGGCGATGAGGAGTTGTCCTTGGAGCAACATCTTGCCGAAGGGGTATTGCTCCGACTCCGGGACACCGACCCAATAACCCCAGATGGGCGTGGTGTCGTCGGGGCAAAAGATATCGCCGGGGAGGATATCGACCTTGCGGGGGACGCTGAGGCTATTAAGGGAGAGCCGGCGCGGGCCGTGGTGCAAGTCGCGGAGGGGTTGGCTGGGGGTAATGGCGTCGCGGAGGGAGCGCGGGAGCGATTGCTTTGATTTGCGCGGGGCGAGGATGGCCTCGCTCAGAGCGGGCGGGCAAGCCGGGTCATGGGCGTAGTGCCGGGCGGCGGTGGTGACGGACCGGGTGTCCAGGGATTTGGCCTTAATGGCGTCCAGGTGCTCTTGGCCGGGGTCGATCTTGGCGAGGAGCGAGCGGGAGCCGGGGACGGGGTCGTCGGCCAGGAGGCCGTCGAAGCCGTATTCGAGATAGGCTGCCCGCCAGCGGGAGAGCGACGAGAACGACACGCCAAGCGGCGCGGCGGCGCGGCGGAGAGAGAAGGCGTCGCCCTGGGCGCGCTCCATCTCGGCGAGGCGGGTGAGGAGAGCCAGGCGGCGGTTGGCTTCGGCGTGTTGGTGGTCTGTGCGGGGCATGGCGTCGGACTTTTTTTAGACAGGATGAACAGGATGGGATACCGGAACGGGGACGCCGCGTAGGGGGACGCGGCCCACAACCAAGAGGTACTCACGGCGTTCCAGGGAGACGGATATACGTATCACCTTAACCAGTCGGTCCACGGCGCGGGAGAGACGGCGGGCGTGGGCGCATTCGAAGAGCGAGTGCCCATCGCGGCTGACATGCCAAACCAGATCGAACGCGCATTCTGAGAGCAACTCCAACTCGCGGGTATCTGTTAACTCGCTTCCTACTTGGAGGATGTCTCGCAACCCGCCTATGGCCGCGTAGCACTCGCCATGGAATCGCGTGTCGTCGGTGTCGTCCAATACGCCCAAGACATTGCGGATGAGGATTGACCGAAGGACGCGCGAGCGCTCCAAGGCGCACAGGCGGGATAAACGGCATCCTGGCGGGGCGACGAAGAGGGGCTTAGTCAGGGCTCTACGGGAGCGTCGCCCTACCATTGTGAGGACGCGGGTCATTATTCGGTCTCCTGGTCTTTCTCGGCGGTGGCGATGGCTTTGGCGAGGATGCGGCGGATATCCGGCGGGAGGGCGGCGACGGCGCCGATGAGGACTTGGCGGGCCTCGTCGCGCTCCTCCTCGGTGAGTTTGTCCCAGTGGTGGCCCTGGGCTTGGACGGATTTCCAGGCGCTGGCGAAGAGGCGGGGGCGGTCGATGGCCATGCGCTTCTTGCCCTTGGTCTTGGCCGCGCCGGCGATGCCGGCGACACAGGCGCCCAGGGCGATGTCGCCGGACATGATGCGCTCCTCCCACTCGGCGCGGAGATTGGCCGGCGCCTCGGCGGCTTGGTCCGGGCCAACGGATTGGAGATAGGCGTCGCGCTTGCGGTCGGATTCCTCAAAGAGCTTGTGGACCTTGGCGGCCTCGAAAACAAGGTTTCGGCCCACGCCGTAGCGGGCGGCCAGGGCGTCAGCGGTCTTGTTGGACGGCACGCAACCGGCGGCGGTGGGTTTGATGTGGGTGGACCGGGAATCCTTCGACTCTTTGAGGGAGGATTGGATGAGCGGATAGGCGAGGTAAATCTGGGCGGATTTGCTCAGGTGGCGCCGATGAAAAATGCCCGCGATAATGACGTCTTCCGCCCGTTCGTCTCCACTGGAGACTAACGGGACGGATTTAAGCTTGAGGGCCTTGGCGGCGGCGAGGCGGTGGCGGCCATCCACGACGCGATTTTGGGCGTCGACGATGATTGGAACGTCAATCCCCCGGTCGCGGATGTCGTTGACCAGGGCGGCCCACTCGGGCGACTCCTTGTCGAGCATGGGGAGGTCGCGGCAGAGGGGGTGAATGGCGAGGGTGGTCGGGTCTTCGAAGGATATTCGGGCGGTGTCTTGGGTCATAAGCGGGGAAAATTACGAGGGATGAATTATGAATTATGAAATGGAGGCGGAGAAACCCAGGGTGACGTGAGCGATGGCTTTGCCGCGGGTCTTTTTGCGGCGGTCGGCATTCTCGCGGGCCAATCGCAGGGCCATGGATTGGACGTACGGAATGGTATAGATGACAGGGATGCCGCCGTAGGTGTCGGCGGGGAGCGCGAACTCGAAGTCAAAATGGGAGTCGTCCTCCATTTCCACGAAACAGTGGAAGAGGGTTGGATCATCGCGGTCCGGGGCGGACGGGACGGGCGCGGCGGGCGCGGAGACGGGATCATGGAGGGAGATCATTTTGACAGGATTAACAGGATGGACAGGATGACGGACGGGGAAATAGCTTGCGCAAGATGGCCACACGGACGCGGATGTAGGCGCGGATGCCAGCGTTGTTGTTGCGGAAGTCCCACCAAAAGCGGACATCGCGCTGGACAGCTGACGCGATACAGCCCGCTTCTTCCAAGGTGATGGAAAGCACGCGACGGCCGTCGCCGAGCACGGTGGCGCGCTGGGCGGCGGTGAGTTTTGGGGCTTTCGGGGCTTTCGTGGATTTTTTCATAATTCATCCCTCATGCTTCATCGTTCATCCTTCCCCTTAGTGGTTGGGCGCGAGGGTCTCGGCGATGATCAATTCGTTGACGTGGGGCCAGAGGGATCGGCGGGAGATTTCGGCGCGGACACTCGGGCTGATCTCCGGGTGCTGGAGCTGGGCGAGTTGGACCAAATCGGGCGAGGCGAGGAACTCGGGCCGGGCCACGGCGAAGCGGCCGCTCGGGCTGACATGGAGGTATTGGATGGTGGAGTTCATGGGCAATTATGAGGGATGAACGGGGCGGGGAGATGGCGTGTCCGTGATGAGACGCAGGGCAACCATTCCATCATCAATGCGGGCGAGAGCCCGTTGCAGATAGACGCGCTCCAGGCCCGTCATCCGCTTGTCGCGGTCGATGATGGAAAGCTCCTCGTGCCGCTCGTTGATCTCGCGGGCGATGTTGTCGACGCGTTCTTTGGTTTGGGAGTTCATCGTTTGCCGCCTTTCGCGGGCGCGCTAGCCTTTTTGGATGAACCCGGAAATAGAGCCGTTAAAAAAGGAGATCGCCCGCCTCGCGGGGATCGTGGAAAACCAAACAGAAGTTCTAGACGTCGCAATGAGCTTACTGGCAGAAATCCAGGGGTCTCTAGCGGCGCTGGTTTTGGCTTCGTGCCATGTGATTTCCCACTCAGAGAAGATTCCGATAGAGAGGGTCGCGGCCGACATGGCAGCATCGGCCCGCGTGAAAGTCCCACAAATAAGGGCGTTGATCGCGCAATCTCTTCACGAACGGCAGAAAGCCAAAAAGACTTCGTCGCCCGATCCCAGTTGATTTGGTGGATGGTCTTCATCGTTTCGGGTCTCCTTTGGGGCGGCCGTCGTTTTGGCTGGGGTTGTTGTTGTCGTTGCCGTTGTCGCTTCCGTTGCCGTTGCCGCTGCCATCGCTGGGGCCGGCGGGGTTTGGGTTGGCGTTGGGTTTGGGAGGGAAGGAGAATTTTAGCTGGGCGGCTTCGTGAGATTTCAAAAGCCCAAGAAGCGCCATGGCACCTTGGCGGCTGGAATTTTCGTGCGGAAGCGCATCGCAAAGCGCCTCAAGTATCTTGCGCCGCTCAAGGATTCCATCGGGTAAATTCCTAATTACGGCGTCGGCGAGATTCGAAATAAGGTCGGGGTTCATCGGCATAATTCCTCCAATTTTTTAGCGATTGGTCGATGGCGGTGCGGTGCGTAGATTGCCTCGTAAATCGCCTGCCGGCAGCAGCCGAGGCTTCGAGCCAGTGCCGCGATTGACTTGATCCCCCGTGCTTGAGCTTTTCCCCTAACGGTTTTTACGCTGAGGCCCGGCTTGATTTCTCTTTCGGTTCGTTGCATTCTCGAAGTGACTAGAGACACTTTTACTTTACTGGCGGAAAACGCGCAAGAAAAACTTTACAGAAAATTACGATATGGAAGCGGCGGACAAAAGGGACGAATTTAAAGGTTTGATGCGCGCGATGGATTGGAACGCGAGGGAAACCGCCAAAAGGCTCAAGATTGGCGAGAGCAATGTCAGTCGTTATCTATCGCTCGACAACCCTCTTGAGATTCCAGATGGACGGCTAGACCACCTGAGAACTTTGGTGGTGCAAGCGCTTGGACATTCAAAGCCGCCGTCTTTGGTCGCGGTCAACGACATTGCGCCGAAACCGGGGGAAACTCGCAAAAACGCCGGAATAAAAGCCCGAAAACCCCAGGATATCCCGATGAGGGATGTCCCCATCGTCTCCTACGCCGCCGCCGGAATGGGGTCGGACTATTCGGATCTTGCCGGCCAAATTGATGACTGGATTGTCTGCGAAGTCCGGGATGAGAACGCCTACGCCACCGCGGTGACCGGCGACAGCATGGAGCCCGAGCTTTACGAGGGCGATCTCGTCATAGCCGCGCCAAACTCCTATGCCGCAAGTGGAGACACCGTGATCGCGCGAGTGTCCGAGAGCGGGTCCGTTTATGTAAAACGGCTGCGGCGGGCGGGCCACGACGGTAAAACTATCCGGCTGGAAAGCGTTAACACAAAGTACAGCCCGATCGAGATGCCCGAATCCGACTTCCGTTTTATCCATCCGGTGATTGAGCAGCGGCGGCGCTACCTTCGCAGAAAATGAATAAAAGAATTCTGGCCACGCTCGCGGCCCTAGCAATCTCGTGGGTTGGCGTCCAGGCCCAGACGAATCTGGTAGCGTTCGGAGACTCGATAACGTTTGGCAACGGATCGTCAAACTACAAAACCACGAGCTATATCGCGCTTCTTGCGCGGGCAGAGGGATTGGCGTTGACGAATCTTTCCGCCGGCGGGACGACGATTCCCGATGAAATACCGGTCATTTATGCGGCTCCCATCGGAACAAATTGCGTGTGTTCCATTTTGACCGGGTATAACGACATGCGGTTCCGGGGCACGAACGCGACATCGCTAGATCATTACGCGGAAACGTTGGAAAGCGCACTGGCCTGGATGGGGATTCCTTATTCATGCAAAGTGCGGCCTTGGAGCGCGGAGACAAACTGGGTTGTATCCACCGCTTACGGGATGACAAACGCTTTCCTTTCGTGCATCGACCGGACGCCGCTCACGATTTCAGTCACCGGCACCGTGGCTTGTGTCGAGTTTATCAGGCCCTTGACGGGCGGTGGAAGCGCTGTTGTGGACGTCGACGGATTAAATCCGACGAATTTGGTCATGGGCCACGGCGAGAGTACTCCACGCGGCACGGTTTTCAGCTCGGTCCCCCTCATTTATTCCGGCCTTGCCGATGGGCCGCATACGATTTCGATCCACCCAAACGGCGACGGAATTATGACCATTGGATGGTCGGCCGGGTTAAACCCGTCAAACGCGCCCATGCCGCTGGTGTTTTGCGGAAATTGCTTGCGAATGCCCCAGAGCGCCTACGTCCAGACGAACGACGCGCCGAACTCGCGAGGAAGCGATGAGGCTGTGGCGGAGATAAACCAACGGATTCTGGCGATATGCAGCCGACTCGCGTCCATTGGGATTCCTGTGTGGTACGTCGATGCCAGCGAATCTTTTACGCCCGTTATTGATAATGCCACAGATTTGATCCACCCAAACGATGTCGGACATCAGGTGATCGCAAACGCCTTCAGGCATTGGATGGATGGAAAAGGCACGCCCCATTTGGTTGCCACGCAGATCGGGCTTTCTGTGTATACCCAAGCAGGTCGACCGGGGACCGTGCAATCAAGCGCCGATCTTCTGAATTGGATTCCATATCCAGGTCTCGATACGTTTGCGGCCGAATCCCATCTCAATCCTCCAACTGGAACCTCATTCTTTCGCGCCATAAGCGAATGAAACCGCTCACTAAAGCGCGCGCGGCCCAGATCGCCCGGCTCCATGCCTCGCGCCGGGGCCGGCGGGTGCATCCCAAGCCGCCTCCCGAGATCAAGCGCCTGGCGCGATCGGGCGCCAGCCTCCGGCAGCTTGCCGCGATCATCGGCGTGCATGACCGGACGATGCGACAATGGATCGCGGGAATTGATTATCCCGCGCCCCGATTCCGCCGCGGGATCGTTCGCGCGGCGGCCGCGCTGTAGAATTGCTAGACCGGCGCCTGCATAATCACCGCCTCGACCCACTCCCCGCGACTCAACATTTCCCGCCTGCCCAGCCGCGCCAGTTTGCCCCATGCCTCGTCCGAAAGCTTGATCTGCCTCCGAGTGCGCCCGGAGGCTTTCCGCCCCGCCCCGGCCCGCGCGCCGCCGCGCCCCGAGCCCTCGTCAGTTTTCGTTTTCACGGTCAAAGCGCCGCCGTGGTTATTTTGATGCGAGCCATCACATTATCATGATCAGGATGGGTCGTGTCGGTGTCGAGGAACACGGCCCTCGCATCTATGGCTGTTATGCGCCGCGCTTCGGCCAAGTCGACCTGCCATGTTGCGGTCTCTCCGTTTGGGTTTTGCGGAGTGGCCGGCTGAAAATAGATGTGGACCGATTGAAGGCCCATCTCGTCCGCGTAGTCGATTGCGTTTTGCCCGTGCAGTCTAGTATTCATATTCGTCTCTCTTTCCGGCCCGGATTCATTGCTGAGCCTCGCTTGCGAGGCGCCCGACGGGCGCCCCGAGGAGCGAGGCTCTAGCCCTCGTGCTGGACCATATAGAGTCCAGCCGATCGGTCGGGATATTGCCCGACCTCCACGATCCGTCCGGCTTGATCCCGGACCAGCCCATCCACATCCGGACGGTCCGTCATTCCGAGGTTTTGCGCGAGGTCTCCGGTGATCGTCTGGATCGGCAACACACGCTCGTAGAGGTTGTCGTTCTGGCATTTCACAATTTTCACCAAGGTCATATTCGTCTCTCTCTCTTTTCCGGTCCGGCGTCATTGCCGTCCCGCTCTCATCTGGGACCACATTACGAGATTCCTGTTTGATTGTAAACACCCTTTTTCAACTAAAGCGAAATTATTTCTTTGGGCGTAAAACGGGCGGCCCTTCCACCTTCGTGACTTCGTGACTTCGTGTGAGATTCAGGGTTGGTTTTATCCTCTGGCGGCCCCTCGGTTTTGGTCTTCTTGTTGTTTAATGCCTCGACGAAAGCGGTAGCTTCACTTCGTTTCGCGACCGCGCTCCAAGACGCTGGCGCGTTTTTCTTCGCTCGCGGGCGTTTCCACGGGCGGTTTTCATAATTCATCCCTCATAATTCATAATTTCCTTCCGGGGTTTCCGGGGTTTCCGGGGGGGATTAGACCCAAGGGCCTTGGCATGGGACAACAGTCCCATGTTAGAGCAAACACGTAGTGGAATGCAACGAGGGACGCGGACCCGGACACGAACGGGCGCGGCTCTGATGGCGGCCGCGCTCCTGTGCGGCTGCGCGCTCACGCCGGCTGTGACCGGATGCGCGGTGGCAACTGGTGGCGTTAAGCTGGTCAAGGACACGGTAAAGATCGTTCCCGCGGTGTACAGCGACGCGACCGGTTTGGCCCACGACCTCAACTCCACAAACCATAGCCCGAGCCTCACGCTTAAAGCGGTGGAAAAACTGGGGGAGGACGCGGTCAACTATGGTCCCACGGTGATCGACGACGTCACCGGCATCTTTGGCGGACCGAAGATCGGCCCGGTGATCGCGCCTCCTACTCCTCCGGTGGCGGCGAACGCGAACACGGGCGCGAAAGACGCGCCGTTGTGGGGCAATCCTTCCGTTGCGACCAAGTAGTTAACAACCCGAAAACCCAAGGCGCCGCGTGGGGGCACGCGGACTACAAGACCCGAAAGAAAATCCAGCGCGATGAGCGAAGTGATGACATCAGCGACCGGCGGAAGTGAGACCTCCGGCGGCGCGGCCAGCCCGGCCCCGGCGATTGGCAGCGGCCAAATCGCGGGGCCTTCCCAAGGGCTTGGTTCTTCCCCAATTCCCACCACAACGACTCCGAGCGGGGCGGCGAGCGGGATCGCGCGGCCCGCGGCAACCGCGCCCGCCGGAGCTCCCGCAAATAATTATGAGGGAGGAATTATGAATTATGAAAAAGGGGGAAACCCCAAGGCGGAGACGCAACTGGGGGCGGTGGCGGCGCTGGAGGCGGACGCGGCGGCGGATATCGAGCTGGGCCGGCGGTTGGTGGCGGCTTACCGGGCCAAAGGGGCTCTCGGGGTGCTGCCGCTGCTGGGCGAGGCGGGGGTGGATTTGCGCAAGACGGTGTCGGATGCCAGGGCGGCCCAGATCAAGGACGGGCTTAAGACGAGCGAGTTTTGGCTGTGCGCGGTGGCGGGGGCCGGTCCGCTGATCGCGGTGGCGACGGGCCACGCGGTGGACGGCACGAGCACGGTGACGGGGGCGGCCCTGGCGGCGATCTACGCGGCGTGCCGGGCGGCGTTGAAGATGGGGCGGGGAAACTGAGACGCCGCGTCGGGGGACGCGGCTTACACGGCAAACGAAAGGATCTGAGTATGGCGAATATGAGGGCGAAGTTGAAGTTGGAGAGTGTCACCAAGACCGAGCACGGAGAGACGCTGAATTTTATGGCTGTGTGCGGGAGCGGAAAAACGGCGGACGGGATTGACGAGGACAACACCTATTCGAAATACACGCCGTCCGCGAGCCTCACGATGTATGTGAACAACCCGGCGTTGATCGGGAAGTTCGTTCCCGGAGAGAAGTATTACGTGAATTTCGAGCTGGCGGCGATTCCTCCGGTGGCCGCGGGCGCATAACGACGCGAGGAAAGCGGTAGCTTCGTTTCACTTCGCGACCGCACTCCAAGACGCTAGCGCGACTAATAACACCCCTGAACAACTGATGTTTGCCGATCTTCCGAGCACGATACCGCCCTCCAGCGCGAGCTTGATGGTTCAGCTCTTTGGGTTGCTGGCCTTTGCGGTGGCATTGGGCGTGGGGCTGGTGACGATCTGGCGGGGGGTGAGGAAAGACCGTGTGGAGGCGACCATCCTGCCGGACCCGCTCACGATTCGGCATCAGACGGAATTCGCCTCAAAGAAGGATCTCGAGAACCTGACAAAGCGGGTGGCGGATTTGGACGGGGACTTGCGGCGGCTGGGGGATCGCATTGTGGAGAACGGCGAGACGCGGCGGCAGCGAGTGCAGGATTCGCTGGAATCGTTGCGGCGCGAGCTCGGCCTGGACATCGGCAAGGTTCATGAACGGATCGACGTGGAGAGCAAAGCGACGAGCGGGCTGGCCGCGCAACTCACCTTGCTGAACCAGTATTTAGTCCGGTTGGACCAGCAACAGCAACACTTGGCGGAAAAGGGGCGCGCATCATGACTCTCACTCCTGAACAGAGCCAGCTTTTGCGGGACGGGATTCTCTCGGTGCTGGCGCGGTCGCCCAAGGGCGGGGCGACGGCGCGGACGGTGTGCATGTCGGTCCGGTCTATGGGCTACGAGTACAGCGACCAGACAGTGGGCGAGAATATCGACGCTCTCACCACTTATGGATTTGTGGGGACGGAGCGGAGCGCGACGGCGCCGGGGCTTGTCCTGGTGAAACTGACGGCGACGGGGTTGAAGGAAGTCGAGACCCGGAATCTTGGATGAATGAGCACGCGATCAGATTCTTACGAGGATTCGCTCTCCGAGGAGCAGCGGGAGCGGCTCTATGCGCTCTTGGACTCGCGTGGTGTGTCTCTCGAGGAGATGCGCGAGGCGGCGCCGTCATGGGGTCCGGGCCCGAGGGACGGGGACAAGCCGAGCATCAACACGCTCTCCAAGATACGGGAGCGGCGGCGGATGGAGGCGACGCTCAACAATATCGAGGCGACGGCCAAGATGATGGAGGCCGTGCGCAAGAAGTTCTCGGAGAACCCGGGGATTCTGGCGGACCAGGCGGAGGGAACGCTCGACACGGCCGTGGCGTTGATCGGGCAGGAAGTGATCGAGAAAACGCTGGCGCGCGAGGACGCGAGCGGGCGGACGGCGGCGGCGAGGATTTTGCTCAAGCGGGCCGACCAAAAGCTGAACGACCGGCGGATCAAGTTGCTGGAGCAACGGGCCAAGATCGCGGACCAGGCGGAGGCGGTGACGAAGGACGCGACACTGACGGCCGAGGAGCGGCAACGGCGGATGAAGGAGATTTTTGGGCTGGGGAACTGACTGGGGAGTTTAACCACAGATTTCACAGATTTTCACAGATAGTGAAACAGTCTAACAACAAAAGGAAGAGCGCGAGGGCCAATGGGGGGGCCAAAATCTCTGGGACGCCAGAGAGCCCCCATTCGGGCGAGGGACGGAAGGGCGGCGGCAATGGGGCCGCCGCCCGAGGGATGGGAAACTCGCCGGCAAAGATGCCAGCGGTCCCAGGAGGCGGCTCCGAGATTTCTAGCGAGGGGAATGGTCGAGTCGATGGCGAGGCGGGCCGAGGCGCGTCGGGACGCGCGGGGAACGCCGGGACTGGCGGCGCGACGTTGGGCGCTACAACGCGCGGCGCCACGGATAGCCTGGCGGCTGGCGGAGCCGGAGATAACGCCCCATCCGCGGTCAAAGAGGCAACCATAGAGGCAATGGATAAAACAGGCGGGAGCGCGGCCGGTGCAGCGGCCGCGGCTCCCGCCATTTCCATCTTTGTGCCGAGCAAAGAGAGCCCGCTTTCGATTTTGCTGCCTTACCAGGTGGACTGGGTTCGGGACGAGTCGAGATTTAAGATCGGGGTTTGGTCGCGGCAGACCGGCAAATCGTTCGGGACGGCGTGCGAGGCGGTGCGGAGCGCGCTGACGCAACCGCGCAATGACTGGACGGTGCTGAGCGCGGGCGAGCGCCAGGTGATGGAGTGGATGGAGAAAGCCAAGCAATGGACCGAGGCGTTCGGCTCGCAGATCGCGGATTACGCGGAGGAGCGCGCGCGCAGCCAGGCCCTGGTGAAGAGCGCGCAGATCACGTTCCCAAACGGGTCGAGGATACTCGGCATCCCGGCGAACCCGGCGACGGCCCGCGGTTACTCGAGCAATCTCATTCTGGACGAATTCGCTTTTCACGAGCGGCCGGACGAAATCTGGCGGGCGATTTACCCCACGATTACGAACCCGCTCAAGGGCCGGAAGGCCCTCCGTATTGTCAGCACGCCCAACGGGCGCGGGAACAAGTTCTGCGCGCTCTGGGAGCACGAGGACAAGAAGATCAAGTGGGCGCGGCACAAGGTGACGATCCACGACGCGATCCGGATGGGCCTTGCCCTGGATATCGAGGAGCTGAAGGAGGGCTTGGACGACGCGGAAGGCTGGGCCCAGGAATACGAGTGCGAATTCCTGGACACGTCCAATGTGTTGCTCCCCTACGAGATGATCGCCCTGGCGGAGTCGATTGAGGCGAGCGAGGTGTGGGACCGGATTTTCACGACGGCGACGCAGCTCTATCTAGGCATCGACTTTGGCCGGACGAGCGATCCCACGGTGTGCTGGATATTGGAGCGGCTGGGGGATGTGCTCTGGACGCGGGGAGTGATTGTCATCAAGGCGACGAGCACGCCGGACCAGATGGACATACTGCGGCCCTTCATGGAGGCGGCCGGGCGAATCTGTCTGGATTACACGGGACCGGGGATTGGCTTCGGGGATTACGCGGTGAAGGAGTTTGGCGAGTTCTCCCCCAAGGAGCACAAGTTCGGCAAGGTGGAGTGTTTTACTTTCACGGCGGGGAGCAAGCGGGAGTTGTTTCCCCTGCTCCGCCGGAAGTTCGAGGCGCCGTGCAAGTTGCGGATCCCGGTGTCGGTGGAAATCCGGGAAGACCTCCACGCGATGCAACAGATTGTCAAAAACGGGGAGTATAACTATTGGGCGCCACGGGGTCCGGACGGGCACAGCGACCGTTGCACGGCCCTCGCCCTCTCTGTGCGGGCGGCCGGCGAGCCGGGGAACGGGGCTATCACGGACGCGAGCGGGATCATTATTGGGGGGCAACGGTCGGGTGGCGGGAGGGTTTTTACGCCGCGGTGGCTGCCGCGAATTATGAAGGAGGAAGCGTGAGACTAAGGCGCCTGAGAAACGGTCTTACCCGGTCGGTTTGCGGTATTGCTGTGCCCGAGGTCCGAGCCGGACTGGCAGGCCCTCTCCGGGGGCGTTTTGGACAAAACGCTCTAAAATGCCCCAGGACGATTTGGGGGGTATCAACACCGCGGCCCCCCTCCTCCGGCAATTTCGCGCCAAACCGCGGGCTGTTTCCGGGCATTCTGGCGCTTGGGCGGGAAATTTTTTCGGGGTCGGTTTGGCCTGGCGGACGCCGCGCCGGGGGAAGCGGCCCGCGGACGGGGAGGGTTAGCTGATGTTCGCCCAACCTCCCACGGCCCCTGTTCGCGAGGTGACGCCCTCGACTCCACCCAACCGGACGCAGCCGAATTTGCCGGGCGCGCCGGCGCGTCTCACGCCCGAGCCGCTCGAAGTCACGGACGAGGAAAAGGGACTGGAGTTCATCGTTCCCCAGGCGCGGGATCGCTGGCTCGCCGGGGAGACGCGGTGGTACACGCCGCATAAGATCGAGAACATTCTGCGCGGGGCGTTAAGCGGGACTTTGCTTTACCAGTGGCAGTTGTTCGATCTGATGGAGAGCACCTGGCCGCGGCTGGCCCAAAAGAGCAACGAGTTGAAGCGGGCGGCGATCCGGCTGAACTGGACGGTGCGTCCCTACTCGCAACGGGGCGACAAGGTCTCTCCGGAGGCGCAAGAGCGGCGGGATTATATCGAGGAGGCGCTCTTCAGCATGGAGGATCGGCCGGACACGGACCAGGACGGATGGGAGGGCACGCTCTATAATATCCTGGACGCGTGGGGCAAAGGGATCGCCCTCCAGGAGATTTTTTACGAGACGGCCCCTCTGCCGAGCGGCGGCCCGGCGGTGTTGCGGCCCAAATACACGCGATGGGTGCATCCGCGCATGTATGGTTACCCGCCGCAAAGCAACCAGCTCATGCTGGCGACCACGGAGGCGGGGTTTGTCAATTTGCCCAACGCGGCGTTGGGCACGTCGGACGGGGTGGGGAAATGGATTCCCCTGGTCAAAGACAAATTCCTGGTCTCGATCGTGAAGATGAAATCGGGCCACCCGATTGGCGGGGCCTTGCTCCGCGAGCTGGCCTGGTGGTGGATCGCCACCCAATTCACCCAAGAATGGTTCCTCAATTTCGCGCAGACATTCGGGCAACCGATTCGCTGGGCGACGTACGACCCGAGCCGGCGCGGCTTGCAATCCACCCTCTCGGACATGCTGGAGTGCATGGGATCGTCGGCTTGGGCGGCCTTCCCGGAGGGAACCAAGCTGGAGATATTGGAATCGGCGAAGTCGGCCGGGGACTCGGCCCACATGGTGCTTTTGAAATACGCCGACCAGCTCGTGGACATTCGGTTCATGGGCCAGACCCTCACGACCAATACCGGCGAATCCGGGGGCGGGAGTTTGGCGTTGGGGAAGGTTCACCAGGGCGTGAAGGGCGAGGTCATTATGGACGCCGGCGGGGTGATCAAGCGGGTGGTCAATGGCCAGCTTATTCCCGCGATGCTCCGGGCGGCTTATGGAGACACGCAATGGGCGCCGTCGCTGGTGTCCGAGGAGGAGGACGACCAAGCCGGGCTGTTAAAGGTGCAAAAATTTCAGGCGGTGCTGCAAAGCGGCGTGCCGATCCCGCGGCGGTTTTATTATGACTCGACCGGCATCCCGATGCCGGACGCGGGGGAGGATGTGATTTCCGGGGCGCCGTCGTCGCCTGGCGCCGGGGCGGCCGCGGTGAAACCGCCGAAGCCGGGCGGAGCCGCGGCGGACGAGACGCCCGAGGATGGCGGGACGCCGGCGGACGGGGAAACGGTGAACGCCAAGGGAGCCAATAGCCAATCCACGGCTCCAATAGAAGGCGACGACGCGCAAGCCAAGCTCCTGGATAATGTCCTGGAGAAACTCACGGGCGTGCAAGCCCGGTGGCTGGGCGGGGTCAAGCCGTATTTCGCCCATCTCATTTTCGCGGCCCAAGACACCCAAAACATTTCCGACGCGGAGTTTGTCCACACCTTGCAACGGGCCAAGGGGCATTTCCCGGAGCTGTTCGGAAACCTGGACGCGCGGCATCTCCAGACGGCTCTCGAGAACGCCATGGCGAGCAGCGTGGTGAACGGGGTTAGCCAGGCGGAAATGCGGCAGGCGGCGAAACGTAACGCGAGGAAGAAGAAGTAAACCCGAGTTTTGGACAGGATGAACAGGATGAACAGGATCGAGACCGAGGGCGAAGAAATCTACCAGGCGCGGGCCATCAATGGCGAGTTGCTCGCCGGGAAGGCGCCGCCGGCGGATATCCAATGGATGCCGCCCGGCACGCACACGGTGAGCGTGACGCGCGTGAGCGACGGCGAGGCGGTGGATATCACGCTGACGGTGGACGCGGCGGCGGCCGAGGCGATGCAAGCCTGTCTCTCGGGCTATCTGGCCAAGGCGACGGCCGGCAAGGGGCCGCGGCCCTATTTTGATTTCGATCATCTCGATCACGAGGCGAGCGGCCGGCCCACGAAATTCTTTTGGGCGGGCGAGGATCCGGTGAAAGGCGGGGTGCGGTGCTCGCTGGATTGGACCAAACCGGGCGGCGAGGCCGTGACCGGAGGATCGTACGACAAATTTTCGCCCAACTTCATTCCGAAGGCCGGGCGGGTAACGGGAGCGCCAGTCAACATGGGCGGCTTGGTGAACGCTCCCGCGTTTCAGGCAATCAGCCCGCTCATGGCAAAACAGGGTAACAACCACATCAACAAAAACGCAGTTATGACCGAGAAAGAAATCGCGGATTTGCAGGCGGAGAACGCCCGGCTCAAGGGCGAAAACGGCGCGTTGCAGGCGAAAGCCGCGAGCGCGACCACCCAAACGGAGGTCTTGCGCCTCCAGACCGAGAACGAGCGGCTCAAGGCCGAGAACGAGGCGGTGAAAGCCAAGCAGGCGCGGGGCGCGGCCGAGGCGGCGGTGGACACAGCCGTGCGGGCCGGGAAATTACCGGCCAAAAACACGGCGCTTCGCGCGAAGTGGGTCGACCAGATCATCGCCGATCCCGGCGCGGCCGAGTTGCTCGAGGCGATGCCGGCGAGCGCGGCCCTGGCGACCGTGACGCGCGAGACCGGAGCGGAGGGACACCAGACGACCCACGGCGCCAAGGGCGACAACCATCCCTTCGTCGTGAGGGCGAAGGAGCGGGCGATCAAGACCGGCGAGGCCGTGGCGGATTGCATGGGCAAACTGGCCAAGACCGAGCCCGAGCTCTACCTCGATTACGTCGAGGCGCTGTAAGTCGGCGCGAAGGGCCAATATCAACAACGCCGCGCGCCCTCGCGCGGCCCACAACAAAAAAACAATAGATGAGCGAATCATATAGCGGATCGAGATGGAAGGCGTTCGCCGAGACGGTGGCCAACGCCCTGACCGGCAAAGAATATTGCGTGGTGGCCCTGGGCGCCGCCACGGGAACAGCCCCGAACCAGGAGCCCACGGTGCAACTCTGGACGGGATCGGACTCCAGCCCGGCCATCGGCGTGTGCTGGGGCAAAGTCCAACCGCTCGACACCCAGGTGAGCGTGTACTTGTTTGGCGACACCATGAAATTCATCGCCAGCGGCGCCATCGCCTACGGGGCGCGGGTGATTCCCACGGGGTCGGCCGGCCAGGTGGCGACGAGCTCGGGGAGCAATGTGCGGTCGCTGGGGATCAAGCTGACACCCGGGACCAGCGCGGCGGGCGACATCATCGAGGTGCTGATGATCGTGGAACCGAACGGAACCTTCGCGAACTAACGCCCGCAGCCAAAACAACGAAATAGACTATGCAAACAACGGCAACGAGTAATCCGGTCCTGACAGCCCTGCTGATTAAATTCTTGCAGGATAGCACGGACTTTGTGGCGCAAAAAATCATCCCGCCCTTCTACAGCCCGCTGAAAAGCGCGAGCTACTACGTGTTCGACGCGGCCAACGCCCTGAACGTGCCGCGGAGCATCCGGCGCGGGGTGGACGGCAAGTTCGCCCGGTCGCGCATGACGCTGAGCGACAAAACCTATAACTGCCAGGAGTTTGGGCATGAGACGCCGGTGGACGACGAGGATCGCGACAAGTACGCATTCGCTTTCGACGCCGACAAGGCCGCGAACGAGCGCAACGCCCGCATTATCATGGTGGACGAGGAGCGCAAGGCGGTGCAACTGGTGACGAGCAATCTCACCGGGGTGAACCCGGTCGCGCTGTGGGACGACTACGCCACGAGCAACCCGATCAACGACCTGAAGGCGGCGCGCCGACAAGTGCGTGCCCAAATCGGCATGATGCCGAACACGCTGATGCTGCCGCTGCCGGTGTTCGACATTCTTTGCGAGCATCCGCTGATCCTGAACAAGATCAAATATACCCAGGGCGGTTTCACCACGGAGGAGATTTTGGCCAAGGCGTTCAATATCGAGCGAGTGGTGGTGGCGGGCGCCCTGGACAACAACGCGAACGAGGGCCAGACGGTGAACCCCTACGAGCTGTGGGGGACCAACGTGCTGCTCTGCCGGACGGACTCGAGCCAGAACATGTCAGCGCCGAGTTGGGCCCGGAGTTTCTTCTGGACCAAGAGGACAGGCCCGAACGGGGCGATCACCGAGAGCTACCGCGAGGAGAACACGACGAGCGACATCCACCGGAGCCGGCGCTCGTTCGCCCAGGCGCTGCAAGGCGCCGAGGCGGCGTATCTGCTGACCGGCGTGGTGAGCGCGAGCGTGCTGCCGTAACCAGCGGGGCTGGACCCATAGCAAAGACGAGTAACGACAGAAACGACACTTAATCCGGGAGCCGCCCGACTGGCGGCTCCCAACCAAAAAAATGGCTATCAAAGAATATAATGTGGAGGCGCCGGTCTTGATCGGGCACACCACGCACAAGGTCGGCGCGAGAGTCAAACTGGACGAGGCAACAGCGGACCGGCACGAGCTCGTGAAGCGGGGCATCTTGAGCGAGCCCAAAACCACGGCGAGCGGCAAAGGCGGTGGCAAAGGCGCGGGGGCGAGCGCCATCGGCATCCTGCTGATGCTGGCATGCCTCTTGTTTGGCGGCGGGTCCGCGCAGGCCCAGCAATGGCAGTCGCTTAATATCCCCATCCAATGGCAGACCAATTTCCCGTTGACCAGTGTGAGCAACGCCCCCACGGCGTTTCTGACCACGAACGCGAATTGGTACCGGCTGCACGGCACGCCCTTTGGCCTGGCGTTTCAGATTCAATTGAGCCAGACGAACGCGGCGGCGACGAACGGGCCGGTCACGCTGGGATTTGATCTCAGCGCGGACGGGACGAACTTCAGCACGTTGCAACCGATCCAGTTTGTCTTCAACCCGAATGGAACAACGGCGGCCGTGCTGGTGACGAACGTGCCGCCCGCGGTGTTGTACAACTGCAAATATCTCGTGCTCAGCAAGATGAGAAACGACAACACGAATGTGACGTTGCTGCAAAGCGTGGGGGTCTCGTACTTCCCGAATAACAACGGGTTCACGTACTAGCCAGCTCACCCAGCCAGGCGAAAGCAGCATGCCCACCGTGGATAAAAGCAAGCCGAGCGTTGTCTCGACCGGAACGGTCCGGTGGTACGACGCGGACCGGCGGTACGGATTCGCGACGGATGACACGCTCCAGGCGGACGTGTTCATCCATCGCAATCAGCTCGTCGACCAGGCGAGCGACGACGATCTCCAACCCGGGGCGCGCCTCAGCTACACGCGCATCCTGGTGGAGAAAGGATGGAAGGCCGTGATGATCCGGCTGAGGGTGCGCGCGGGCGAGAGCAAAGTGGCCGCGGGAGTTTAATTGACCCGCTTATGCGCGTGATCACCTATGGCGAGGGGGAGTGCAAGGCGCTCCTTGAGAGGATCGCGAGCGAGACGCGGCGGCCCCGCGCCCTCCTCGCCGTGCTCGGGCGGGAGCTCCGCAACTCGCTAGTGGATCATTTCCGGCGGATGGACCGGGAGCATCCCAACAAACTGGGAGGCGACCGGCAACATTTCTGGAACGGGATCGCGAACTCGGTGAGCCAGCCCAAAGTGGAGGAGTGGCAGGGCAAAGCCACGGTGGGGATTGGCGATCCGCGGTTCATGCAGAAGTTGATGGGCGGGCCGATCCGGCCGGTGAAGGCGGAGGCCCTGGCCATCCCTCTCACAGCCCAGAGCTACGGGCGGTATCCCGGCGTTTTCGAGCGCGAGTTCGGGGTGAGCTTGTTCCTGGTGAAATCCAAGAGCGGCAAGGCCCCGGTGCTGGCGAGCAAGAACGAGGCGGGCGGAATCACCGCGCAGTACGTCCTGAGCAAAGGGATCAAACAGGAGCCGGACCCGGAGGCGTTGCCGCCGCGGGAGGATGTCGAGGCGAGGCTGATGGCGCGGGCCAAGGCGTGGGCGGGACGACTGGGGAAGCGCACATGAGGAAGTCTCGCACGAAGTCACGAAGTCACGAAGGAACGAAAGCGCGATGAGCCTGACGGTTTCAGATATTGGGATCACGCAGGTGGATTACGACACGATTGTGTCGACGTTGACCACGAGCGAGGTCGCCGATCCGGTGGGGGACGCGGAGGCGCGCGAGACCGAGACCGTGATGGATTACACGGCGCGCTGGCAATTGACGCCGGGTTGGATCAACCGGCTGGTGGGTCCGCTCGTCGCTTACCGGCTCTACTCGCAGATGCCGGGGCTGGCCATTCCCCAAACGGTCAAGGACGGCTACGACCGGGCCATGAAGGAGCTGAAGGAAATCCGGGCCGGGGAATTCGCGGATTTGCTCCAGGCGGCGCCGCTGCCCACGACCGTGGACCCGAGCGGCGGGGGAAGCTGGGGAAGCAAACGGCGGAAACATTTGGGAGACTGATTCCCTCATAATTAACTTTCGATGGGCAAGGGCATTTTAGCATCCATTCAAGGGGAGTGCGCGGCGGAGCTGAGCGCGGCGCCGTATTTCTCCGCCCCGGATGTGCCGGTGCTGACGCAGTCGCATCACGACCTGGGGAGCTTGATCCAGATCGCTTTGCGCCGGCAGGGTGTTTATGCCCTGGTCACGGTGCCGAGCGCGGATGTGGAATATCCCGACCAGGAGGGACCGTATTTCGAGCGGATCGAGATCGCGGTGATTGTGGTCGAGGCGGTGCGAGTCAACCAGGCGCCGAGCGGAACCGGCAAGTCGGCCCTGGAAGTTTGCGAGAACGTCGCGGCCACACTCCACCACTTCGCGCCGGGAGGACTGAGCGAGGTCCTGAATTGCGACAAGCCCACCATCAAGCTGGGACTCGACAACAATTTACTGCCGGACATGGACCCGGCGGATATCCGCAACGACCATGTCATTTACACGGTGCGATTCAAGGTCGAGGGCCAACTCAAGCTGGCCAAGGCGGTCCTGGACGCGCCGGTCATTACGCCGGTGATTGGCTCTGTGACCATCGCGCCGGCGACGAGTGGCGGCAACCCCGTGGCCGGGGCGGCCGTGTACTACACATTGAACGGATCCGCGCCATCCCCGCAAAACGGGACGGCTTACAGCGGGCCGATCACCGTCACGATGCCCACCGTGGTCCGCGCGCGGGCATGGATGTACGGCTACCTGCCCGGCCCCATCGCCCAGACGAACGCGTACGGACACTGACAGCGACCAGGCTCGGTTCATCATTCATAACTCCTAATTCATCCTTAACTTTCTATGGCAGTCAACACAGTCACCAGGGCGTCAATCATCCGCGGGCCGGCCATCGTCTCGTGGAATGGCGGGGTCTTCTATTTTAAGGGCGGGCTGAAGCTGGCCACGAAGTTGACACTGTTCCACATCGACGTGGACGCGTACGGCGAGGAGATCGACAGCCGCGTGGTGGGCCGCGAGATCAGCATTAGCGGCATGCCGTCGGGCGATTACCAGGCGGTGGCGGCCATCGCCTGCCCCTACGGATCGGCGGCGATCGGGAGTAGCATCATGGGGAGCGACACGCCGCTCACGATCCAGACGCGGGCCGGCAAGCACATCGTGTTCAAAGCGGCGGCCATCCGAAAGCTCCCAAGCCTGACACTGAGCACGCAAAAAACGCCCCTGGGCAGCATGGAATGGCTCTGCATGGGCAGCGACAACACGGATTGGACAGGGAGCAACCAACTCTACACCGTAACCGATGTGGGTTGGAGCGACGCCAGTTTCGTGGAGGCGAACATCATCACCGACCAATGGAACGGAGCCTGGGGCAGCTCCTCGCCCTGGAACGCGATTGCCACCAAAGATGGATGGACGATTGATTTCGACATCGGAATGGAACCGGTGCCAACCGACGCCGAAGGCGTGGCGGATTACACCCTCACCAAGGTGGTGGTGAGCGCCAAGTGCATTCCGATAGGCGTGGCCGAGACCGACCTGCTGGGCGCAATGCTTCTCCAGGGCGCGGGGGCCGTGCCAGGCCGGTCGCTAAACGCCAGCGCCAACACGCTCACATTGACCGGGGTGAACAGCTCCAAGGTGGTGACAATCAATGGAGCCAACTTTGTCTCCGCCGACCAGAATTTTGGGGCCAAGGAGTTGAGGGCTGGCGAGATCATGCTGAAGAGCACAAGGACATTCTCCGCCGGCGCGCCCGTGGCGCAATTCACCATCGCCTAACTCGCGCGAAGACACCAAGGCACGAAGTGAATGAAGGAAGGAAGAAACAACAGCGGGCGCCGGCGCTCTGTTTTCTCGTGATTATTTCCGTCATTGCCACCGCGACATCGCCCTCCGCGCCGGTTTACCTGGCGGGGAAGAACCCGAGCGGTTTGGTCGATGGACGCACCAGCCCGCGCGATCTCAAAGTGCGCGAGAAACGGGCCGCGCAAGTGCAGGAACTATTCCGGGCCAACGCGGTCATAGTCTTCGACCGCGGCAATCGCCAAGTCTCGATCTCATTCACGACGCGTCGGGTGTTCGACACTGTCTCGGAAGCCCAACAATTTATCCTGGATCATCCCGGCCAGGTGCCGACGAGCGGCACGGTGGCCATCCTGGGCGAGAACGACTCGGGCCGGGCCCAGAACCGGTATTACGCCGGGGCCATGATCGAGATGGTGGATGGCAGCCACATCGGCGCCACGACAATCCATAGCTACCAAATCACCGCTCCGCCGGCCCAACTGAACGACCCGGGTGTCTCGCAATTTTCCTCCAGCCAATAAACTGACTGAACCATGCAAATTTCCGCCCCCATCATCCGCCTCGGTGTCGGCCCTTATCTGATCGGGCAAACGATCGTCGACCTGAACACTAGTCGCACGCCGCAATTTTACGTGGGGGCCGACCTCACGATCCAGGTGGGCCTGCTCAGCTCCGCCACGGCGCTTTACGACATCTCCGATTTGGCGTCGCTCCAGCTCGATTTCAAGACGCCATCGCAAATTAACAGCAGCTCCGTGTTGACGGCTTTCGGGGCGAGCTTTGACAACACGACCACGTTCAACACTTTCGCGAGCGGATCGAACCAGCACGCCGTGTTCACCTTGCTGAATTCGCAAACGAACCTGGCGATCTCCGGCAACCAGGCAGACTTCATTGCCGAGATCACGGCGACGACCACCGGGAGCCCGCCGACTGGCGGAAAGATTGTCACCCTGGCCCAATTCAAGATCACGGCCCTGGCGACGGGCTTCAACCAAGGGGCGAGCCCCGGCCCGAGCGTCCCAACCTTCTACAACGCCGCCACGAGCGACCTCCGATACATCGGCAAGCATTGCCAGCAAGCCAATCCCACGGGCATCGCGGTCTTCGGGACGAATTGCCCGGCCGACCGACCAGACCAGCCGATCTGGGCGCAATACCAGCTCGACGACGGCCGTTTGGTCTGGGGCTGCTTTTTCCAATAAGCGAAGAGAATGATGAATTAGGAAGTATGAATTATGAAACCCGGTAAAAGCCCCTTTGCAGTCCCAATGAAAAACCCTTTCCGACCCCCCTTCGTGCCTTCGTGCCTTCGTGCGAGCCGCCTGCTGCTCCCCATCCTGGTCATCCTGTCCATCCTGTCCAAACCGTGCCCCGTCTTCGCCCAACGGACCGTGTGGACCACGATGACCAACCAGCCGAATGACGGCGACACGATCCGGATTTTCGCGCTCGGGACATTCCGGACGGCCCCCACGCTGAACAGCGAGATTCTGATCGGCCCGAGCTACAGCCAGACGCTCAGCAACGCGTTTCACTATTATCTCACGAACGCCCCTTCCCAGGGCTACAGCTTGCGCCAGATCACAACCACAAACATGTTCCTCCTGAGCATGCCGGTGGTGTCCGTGAGCGCGTCCGTGACGGGGAGCTGGGGCTACCAGAACATCAGCAACGTCGTGGCCGGGCCGGTGGTCTACGGGCTGTTGCAATTCCCAGAGGGATCGCAAATCACGGGGACAAACGACATCATCGCCCTCGCCCAGGCCAGCGCCGGATCCGGATCCACCAATTACGCCACGTCTGTTGGTACCGCCGCCACCAACCTCGCCAACGCCTACTCCGCGGCCAACAGCAATTACACCGCGTCGGTGGGCGTCGTCGCCTCCAACGCCCTCCCATTGACCGGCGGCACTCTGGACGCCATCTCGGGACGAAGCACCAACCAAGTCCCGGACGCCCTCTACAGCGCTCCCGCGGGCGGCGGCACGTTCGCCTACGGCCCGTCCGGCGGGCAGACCAACATGTGGTTTGTCATTACGAATGCCGACGCCGCGATCCAGGTCTCGGACACCATCACAGCCCTCCAGGTTGTTGTCGGCCCCCTCACCGGGTTGACCGACCTGCGCTTCGATGTCTACCGAGACAATCCGTATGGGAATTACGACACGGTCGGAACCACCACAAACTTGGTGCCAGGACTCGTCGCCAACTCAACGAATATTGTCCAAGTCTCTATTCCCGGCATCCTGCGCTTTGATCATCCCGGGTGGCATGTCGCGGGCACGTTCAGCACGCCCAATTGGGCCACCAACTATTTTCCCGGGTATGGCACCAACACCCTCTGGGGTTGGGGCGCCACCAATCTCAGCCCGCTCCCCCTCGGCACCAACATCAACTGGTCCAGCATCGGCGGCAAGGTCGTGGGAGCCCCGGCCATCATGCCCCTCGTTCAGGCCCCGCCGTACGAGATCATTGGTGATAGCCGATATTCCGGGAAAGCCGCGGGAGGTGGTCCGTTCGACCCTTTTGTCCGCGATGTGGTTAATAATTATCAATATACCCTGTCGGATATCCTTAACAACAGCCTCCAAGTCCCTGTGCTCAACGCGAGCATATCCGGCCAGCAAGTGAACAATTTTGTCGCGAGATGGACGGCGGACGTACTGTCTCGCCACGCCCGCGCGGTGGTTGTCACCAGCGCCGCTGGCAATGGATTCGGGGCGGGACTCACCGCGTCTCAAATCGCCTCGGCCATCACCAATATGGCCGGGATCAGTTTCACCAACGGCATTCAGTTATACGTCACGACGGACGCCGGGTGGATGTATAGTAGCGATTACGTTTCAGCCGGAAACAGCCTCCAAGTCATGACCAATGCCGACGCGCTCAACGCCACGATTTTGGCCATGGGATCAAACTCGGTCTTTGGCGTGAAAGTGATTGATGTCAGATCGGTGATTGGCGTCGCTGACACTAATGGCCCCCCGGGTAACACGTGGCTTCTCAACCCGGAATACACGCCCGTCATTCCCAGCGATTATATCCACTGGAACAACGCCGGACAGCGAGCCGTAGCCCGCGCGATCAATGCCGCGCTCATGTCGCAGACCATGCATGGCGACACTGTGTCCGGTGTCGTGACCGCCAAGACCGGGATCCGAGTCGGGTCCGAGAATGGCGGCTTCATGACTTTTGAGCGCCGCCAGGCCGCGCAACAACCCGGCTTGACGAACACGGTCGGCGGCGGCGGCGCCGCGATCGGCTCCAGCAATCAATTCGGCGGCGCCTTGGCGCTTGAGGCTCCCAAGCCCACCGGCACAAATGTTGGTATCCTGGAATTGTGGGTTTATGCGCCGGGCACAAACGGCCCCACCGGTGATGGTCAAAAAACGAAGATCGGCGAGCTTCGCTGGGATAATGTCCGTAGCGCGTTCAACCTTTTTCAGTGGGGCGGTACCAACATGATGATGATCGGCCTGTACACAAACACCGCGGCGGGAGCGCCCGCGTTTGTCGGAGGGTTTGGCGCGGACAAAACGGGCAAGGTGGGTATTGTGTCTCCGCTCGATTCGGGGAATATCTATCTCGGTCACGACGGATCAGTCGCCCGCAACTTTTCCCTTGACCCGCTCGCCATCGGAACGGATGCGACCCCGTTAAACGGGCTCGGCCTGGAAATCTATGGGCAATCCGGAACGCTCGCCGGCATGGATTTGCAAGGCACATCGACGAGCGACATTGTCTTGCAGATGTCCACCAACTCGGTCTGGGTCGCTGCGTTTGGAACAACCAATGACGCCGCGCTCGGCCAAATCCTGTATTGGAAAGTGGGATCCTCCTCGGTGACAAAATGGATGACATTGGACGGCTCTGGAAATCTCAGGCTCTCCAGCTTCACTACCATTGGACAGACCGGCATTACCACAGCCAACCTATTTCCCACCAACCTGGCCGAGGTGGGCAGCTATTCCCCGAACACCGTCGCCACGGGCACGAATTACGTGTTCAATCCGGGCCGCGTCCATTTTGTGTCGTTCAATTCCGCGACAAACTGCACATTGACACTCCCGGTCACGACCAATGAAATTGCCGCCATCATCATTGGCGGCGCCACAAACCTAACTGTGAAAGTAAATGGAAACGGTTGGTTTTACGGCAACGGCGCCAGTGGAGCAACCGCCGTGCTGGCCGCCACCAATGTCTGGACGTTCACGTCTCTGGACACCACTGGCACAAATTTCGGGTACCGCTAACCATGCTCCCCCGCCGCCCAACTCGCTCCAAAGAAGTGCGCAAACTCGCCCGAGTGCGAAAGCAACGCGCCCGCGCCCAAGCCCGCATGAACGCCATCTACGCCGATTTCTGCTCCTTCTGGCGCCTCATGCGCCGCCTCGGCGGAGCCATGGCCCGCCAACGCCGCGTCCGCCGCGTCGACCTCGCCCTCCCCGCCTTGCCCGCGCCCAAGTCTCGCACGAAGCCACGAAGCCACGAAGGCAATCCGCGGAGAGTGGCCGTCTCGGCCACAGCAACGTCACCAACCAGACAGCGCCGAAACTCCCCCAAGTCACCGCGCCCCCTGGGACCGCTGGCATCTTGCCGGCGAGTTTCATCTGACTCCCATGCAAATCTCCTTTGAAACTCACTATCAATGGCTGGAAGTGTTGCCCACCTTCGTGATCGGCTGGGGCCAGTGCGACGAGGATTGCGGCGCGCGCCATCTGGTGATCACCATCGGCTGGCTGGTGTGGTCGGCCCAGATCGCGTTCAGTTTTTAAGGGAGGAGTCTCGCACGAAGGCACGAAGCGAAGAGGAAAAAAGCCCCATGAAACTCCCGCGCATCACCGCCAACCAGGCTCGCAGCCGAGACCTCGCGCTAATCCTGCTTTGCTGGGAAAACCGCCAAGGCATCCGCGCCAAGAATCCGATCTTCAACGTCCGCGCGCCGACTCGCCATTTAATCGCCAAATTCCGCGCCCGCCAAGACGCCGCCAAACGCGAGCGGTTCGCTTTGCGTTCTTCGTGACTTCGTGCCTTCGTGTGAGCCTTTAATCCCCCGTGAATGACGCCCAAATAGTGGTCAAGATCGAGCTGCAAGGTTACCTCGATATCGCCAAACAAGTCGAAGCCTCGCTGGAGAAGCAAGTCTTCGAGGCCAAGCTTTTGGGCAAGGAATACGCCGCCCAGGAGGAGCAGCTCAAGCGGGTGAAAGGCGCGATCGCGAACAGCCCGCTCTCAAAACCCGCGCCGGGCGGCGGTGGTGGTGGCGGAGGCGGCGGCGGAGGCGGTGGTGGTGGTGGCGCGGGTGGCGACGGTTTCGCCGGCGTGGCGGCTTCGCTGCAATCCGCCATGCTGGGCATGCTCGGTCCGGTGGCGAGCGTGGGCGGGGCCTTCGCGGCTTTGCGCGAGGCGCTGCATAATTACGAGGAGGCCGAGAAAAGCATGATCGCCATGCAGGCGGCCATGGGCCAGAGCGGCAATCTCACCACGCACTCGTACATCAAATTGCGCGAGTCGCTCGTGCAACTCCGGCGCGAGACCAACCAGGATTTCTCGGGCGCGGCCAAAACCCTCTTCCAGCATGGGGCGACGGACTCGAATATTAACCAGCTCCTCGAGACGGTGAAGAACCTGGCCGGGCTCATGGATGGCGACGTTCCAGCCGCGGCGGAAATGATGAGCCGCGCCCTGGAGGGAAACTATCGCGGGTTCAACAAACTGATCGGCGTGGTCCCCGAGCACCTCGCGAACATGGAGGCGTTGAACCGCATCAGCGAGGAGGCGGCCAAGCGCGGCCTCGGCGCGATGGAGGCGGCGGCCGGGACCACCTCCGGGCAGATCAAGGGGGCCAGCAACGAGATATGGAAACTGGCCGGGGTGATCGCGGCGCACATCCCGGGCGTGGTCGAGGCACAATCGCTCTGGAAGGGGCTGGGCGACATCGCGCGGGTCGAGAACGACGCGATTCGCACGCTCTCGGGCGCGCATGTGGAGCTGGCCAACAACACAGACAGCCTGACCAATCTCGCGGCCAAGGAGGCGGACACGCTCAAAGACCTCTCGCACTGGACCCGCGACCAGGCCGCGGCCGCCAGCGAGGCGAGCGACGCCATGGACCACGAGAAGCAGCTTCTCGCGGAAAGCAAGGCGGCCGCGGACAAACTGGCCGAGGCCGAGAAGAACCTGGCCATCGCGCGGATTCAGGCGGACCGATCGCTGACGGACCCGCAAAAGGAGGAGCGGATCGCGGCCATCAAGAAGCAGGCGGGACAAGAGTCTTACTTGCGGCAGTTTGACCTGGACAAACAAACAATCCAGAGCAACGCCAAGAAAGTGGATGAAATCAGCCGGCAAGAGCGCGCGGCGCGCGCGAAGCTCGAGGAGCTGAAGCGGACGCTGGGACCGGACGACGATGTCACGCAATCGTTCCAGCGCGAATCCTACGAGCCTTTCATCACACCCGGCGGCAAGGGCTACGAGGATCGAGTGCGTCTCTTGCGCGAGAACGAGTCTCTCCGGAACAAACTACGGAGCGACACGGCGACGCGCGGGGTGGATGTGGCGACCGAAAACACCGAGGACGCGGACGCGCGAGTTAAAGGCTTTTTACGCCAAAACCCCGGCGCGAACCGGCTATTCAATGAAATCCCCGGGGCGAGATCGGGCGACGCCCAAGCCGACATGATCGCCCAACTTAAAGAGTTGCTGGAAAGCCAGTTCTCCAGCGCGCGATCGGCTCCAGGAATCCACCCATCGACCCAACTCAAAGCGCTCGACAACGAGCACGCCCACCTCGGCGGTGTGATTGACAAAGCGACGGACGCGGCCGCCAAGCACGCCGACTCGGTGCAAAAGCTGGCCGGGATCATGGAGAGCATGCTTAAGGATTACGCGGACCTGATTACGCGGGTGGAAAATCTCCGACGATGAGCGCGGCCCCGATCACCTGGACAATCGCCAACCAGGACCCGAACACGCTGGCCTGGTCGAGCGAGAAATCGCTGGCCGGCTGGGGTATCGCGGCCGCGATGATCCGGCTGGCCTCCCAACAGACGGATGTCCTGACACTGTCCGCGCCCTTCCAGAAAGGCGACGCGAACGCGCTCTTTCCCTATAAGAGCATCGTCATGCTCAAGCAATACGGCGGCTCCAACGGGGCGGGCGGGACCTGCTTTTTCTACGGGATCGTGACCAAGACGCCGGCGATGGGGAGCGCGCGATCCGAGCGGCAACAATTCGAGATCAGCGGGCCGTGGTGGTATCTGACCCAGACACCCTACGCCCAGACCTGGGCGACATTTGAGACGGTGATCGACCAGCCGTATCGGTCCCATTGCGTGTTGAACCCATGGCAGCAACTCTCTCCCGGGAGCAACTACAACCGCCAGACCACGGGATGGCAGATCACCGACGCGGCCAATTATTGCATTAACGCGAGCCCTTTCCCGCGCAAGGACGCCTCAAGTAATCCATTGCCGCGTGTGCCGCTCAATTTTACCGGTTATTTGAGCGACGCGACGGTCCCGAACATCGATATCCCGAGCGAGGAAGTCCGGGACATCATGTGCAGCGAGGTGATTCTGAAACAGATGCGGTGGATGCCGGATGGCGTGGTGTGGATCGACTACTCCACGGCGGGCACGGGGGCGGGTCAATATCCCACGCTCCATGTGGCGCGCCGGGCCTCGCTCGCGCCGGCAAGCCTGCCCATCGCGGGCGGTGGCGCGACGGAAATCGCGGTGAACCCGCGTTATGATTTATTGCGGCCTTCAGTGCTCATTCAGTATGAGCAGCCCAACATAGTGGACGGTAAAGAATACCTGGGGCTGGCCAGCCAGGTTTACCCGCCATCGGCCAGTGGGGCCGAGGTGGGGGCTTTCCGGTCAACGATCGAGCTTTTCGGCGGGTCGAAAAACACGGTGCGAGGAACGATCCAAGTGGCGGCCATCAGCTCGGCCGGCGTGAATGGCGACATTCACGCGGATAGTTGGTGGGTGGCGAAGCAGCCGTGGCTGGCGAATTGCACCAGCGCGGTGATCAAGGCGCTATCGTTGACCAATGATCCCGGCTACGGCGTGTATCGCGAGCTGTTGCCGGATGGCGGACAGGTGGCGCCATGGATGGTCTTGAGCGGCGGAGGCCCGGTGCTAGCGGCCCGGACGCGGGTGCTCGCGAAAATCGCCTACCAATGCAAATTCCCCAACACGAACGGAATGGACCCCGCCGGCGGCCCGTTCACGGGCATCGACGGGGATATTGGCACGAAGGATATTTCGGTTGACATCATGTTGACCAACGCGCCGATCGGGACCAACACGTACAGCGCGGTGGCGAGCCAGCAATTGCCGGAGATCGCGCCCGCGAATCTGGCGCAATACATTTACGAGGGCGTGGGGACATTGGTGTTTGACGGGTCGATCACGTTCACCCAGGTGGAGGCCACGCAATTGGTCGGGTTGGGCAACACGCTCAATTTGACCGGATCGTCCCAGAGCGCGTGGGCCAACATGAACGCGGTGGTGCAGGCCATTGATGTCGACCTGGTCACTGGACGCACGACGGTGACCTTTGGCCCGCCGAAGCATTTAGGAGGGGCCGATCTGATCGAGTTGACCCGGGTGAACCGGTACCGGCCCATGATTGTGAACGCGGCCACGCAGCTCAGTCCGCAGATTCAGCAATCGGCGGATTTGGGCGACATCACGCCGCTGAATAATAGCGCCGGGGGGAACGCGGTGAGGCAGACGTTCGGGACGAATGTGCCTGTCGCAAGCGGGCCATCCGGCCAAAATCAAGGCGTGGCCCAACTTCAGGGTTCAGCTCTCGTTGGCGCGGCCGCGGGAAGCCCGCTACCGGGGCCGGGAAACACATCGCCTCCCGCGTCCAACGCCGTCACGACAGCCCAATTCTGTTTTCATCCAAACGACCTTCTGGGCACGGATGGAAACTATCACCCTGTGTCATTCCGGGAGATTCAGTATTGCGATAGCGGAACGCTGAAACGAATCATTGTCCCTTGTTCTCAGCCTTATTGATTATGGGATTTCTGGGCGATTGCAGTTGCGGCTGCGGTGGACTGATCTACGAGATGCGGCAGGTCCAGATTTTTCAAAACTGGAACGCTTTCCAGGGCGATTTGGATCCACTCTTTGGTTTCGCGCCGCTGTTCACGGTCGACGTCACCCAGGGGTGGCTTGTGGAGACCTACACCCGCACGTACAACGATATGACCGCGTTTGTGGGGGAAAACCCGTCGTATTCCGGGTTCTACTACGCCCAATGGATCCGCGTCATCGCCAAGAACGCATTCGACCCCGCGTATGACACGGTCACCAACACCTACACCCAGCCGGGTGGCGGCACGGGATCGTCCTCCACATATTTTGACGCACGCGAGGCGCTGAACCCGATTTCCGGATGGTCTATTGGCCAAGTCACCGACCTCGCCACCAACCAAAGCCACAAATTAGTCCACTACAACAATTCGTTTGGGCAGGAGGAGGCGAGCGAGGATTGGGCGTATTCCAGCGGTTGGTCCGTTGATGACTTGATGGCGGAGTTGGCCTCCGGCCTCGCCACTGTGTCGCCTAGCTCTCTCCAGTGGGGAGATGTCACCGTCCTGGGCTACGACCACACTGGGGCTATCACGAGTAGCAACACGAACACCCCCATGACCGCCCAGACCGCGACGTGCGGGGCCACCACGGTGAATTTCCAGAGCGATGATCTGTTTAATCTCCGGTGGAACTTCCCGCCGTACGTGAACGCGACGACGGCCGCGATTGGGAGTCCGGGATCGCTCGCCTGTTGCCAGACGAACACCAACATCAATTTTTGGTCGACGGGGTTCTATGAGGCCACGAACACCCCGACATGCGCCAGTTCCTACCAGTGCGTTCCAGCCGGCTCGCCGCCGTCCATTACTGATTGGGATGTGCCGGCCACCTTGTTTTTCGACAACTGGGTGGATTTCCAAGGTGGGGTGATTTCGGTTGGGTATGCCATCACGAACCCGCCAAACGCGTTCCCTTATTTTGGTGGACGCGAGCCGCTAGATTTGTGCCGCAACTATGTGAGCCAGGCTGATGGATCGACTCCGGCCACCACCTGCTGATTGCGCGACGTGCGCCGGCGTGGTGGTGAGCGACACATCCCCCACGCGGCGACTCAACCCGCCCACCCTCGCTGAACTGGCGGTCAATTTTGCTGGAGCAATGTCGCGCTGGGCCGCTGCCGGATTCCCGCCGACCACCCGCGAGACTTTAGACGGCCGCCAAGCCGCCTGCCGGGCGTGTCCGCAATGGGACTCCTCCGGTTGGGGTGGTTGGGGGAAATGCCTCGCTTGTGGATGCTCTAAAGCCAAAGCATGGCTTGCCACTGAAAGATGCCCCATTGGCAGATGGCCCGCCTGACACCCGCCGTCAATCCGCGACCGCCCCGCCTCCCTCCCGCGACCCTTTTCGCCCCGCCCGGTTTTTACATATTTCCAACCCTTTTCACGCCCTTTTTATACCCTTTTCACGTTTTCGGCTTTATACCGCCGGCGAACGC